GCACTTGTTTCAGTTCTTCTATTCATTAAAAGTTTACAGCCTAATGTATTCGTACTGGCATCTCCAATAATAATTCTCGTATTTACATTTGTTTCTGTAGTTTTTAGTTTTAAAGTAAATTTAAGGTACCTGGCACTGACAACCGTTGATACAAAATTATTTGCAGCACTAAAGGTTACATTATCGTCACTTGTCTGAACTTGTAAATCAGCACTAGCATTTTCTAAAACATCTCCATCAAAACTTACCAAAGCGTCTACACCACCCCTTATTTCTCCATTTGAAAGCACAGCAACAAATGGTACATAATTATCAAATAGGTTGCTTTCATTAAAACCTTCAAATTTTAAAATACTTTCAAGTAAAACGGCAGCAAACTTATCTCCTAAATCAACTACGCTACTAAATTGGTACGAACCTTCTAAAACTCCAGTATTTCCATCTAATGTGTCAAAATTACTAATTGTATCTATATTTGCTGTAATTGAATCAATAAAGGTATTACTCGCACTTTGATTTATTTCAAGTCCACCAGAATTTGCAGTTAAAGCAGTTTTTACTCCTGAGAAAGCTGTATTTTCTTTAATAGTTCCAAGTGTTAAACGATCAAAAAGGTCTGGAGCAGATATTAATACACTTACAGAATTAGTTGATTGTATTAAAGTCTGATCCTGATATTTTATTAAATATTCTCCTGTTCGTGTAGGAACAGTAACGCTAGTCTGCGAACCATGTACAATCGCTATTACCTGTGAGTTACCCCAAACAGCATTTCCAGATGTATCGTTGCTGTACTTTACAATTACATGACCGTTGCTTGTTACATCAATATCTCCAGATAGAGGCCATGTTAATTTTAGGTCTCCTGACTCGGTAATTTCAAAATTAAGACTTGCTGGTGATACTGGTGGAGATAATTTACCTAAATTCTGTATTTCTTTTATAGTAGGGGTGGCTGTTATTCGGCCTTTTGCATTTATTGTGTAAACCTCAACTTGATAAACACCTACACTTGCATTTTCAATTTCAAATGATAAATCTTCAGTAATAAATTCTGCTAAATATGGGCCGTAATCAGCAAGTGCGTTTAAAGATACTGTGGGTTGTCCATAAATATTTGTTCCCTGATTAGATATGGAACCTGGTTTGAATTTATATTTAACTAAATATTTTCGACATCCAAAAACATTTGTATAGCTTACAGCTACAACCGATATAACTTGACCTTCCTTTCCTCTTAAAAAAGTAACTCCACTTATTGAAGTCGGACCACCTCTATCTATGTCTAGAATACTTGTAATTCTAGTAGAATCAGGAAAGTCTGGATTCTGTAAAGAATTTTCTGGCGAAAGAAAAGCAGTATTGTTATCAACAAAAGCATATTTATTACAATCGTATGGAATACCTGTTATTTTATAAAAAATCCCATCTTGTTCTTCTATATCAACAATTCTATATAATGCAGATTTAACAGTATCTTCAATTAGCCAAACTGTATTTACTTGAAAAGTACATCCTGTACTTGGTGCTAAGGGTGTAGATAAATTGATAACTTTAACATTGATAGAAGCAATAGTCCCTGATTGAACTTTTCCAGCACTATCTACAATTAAAATCTTTCTATCACCAGTAGTAGGTAAATCAGTTGAAGCACTGTCATCTACTGTTAAAGAAGTTAAATTGCCATCTGAATTTAAAGTAACAGCACTTACCCTCCCTGCTCTTCTAATACCTGCCCTCACTGGATCATTAATACCAACAACCGCACCAGGTCTGACGACAACTCCACTTTCTATAGATACATCAAAAGTAACAACATCTGTCTCATGATTCTCAGACCAAATTATATTTCTTGCGTATCTTGCTCCCTGGAAAAATGAGGTACAACCAAATGCTTTTACCTTTTTAATATTATGAGTCTTAGCAAAAACCTGTTGATTTGTTACTACTAAAGTATCTAGTTGTCTTGTTTCCATATTAAAGTATTCAACTACAATTTTTCCATGTCTTGTCTTTAAACTGACTCCAGAATAAGAAAACCCATTTAAAGTATTAGCAAGAGAAAAAGTATGGCTAGGTATCTGATAAGTACAAGCATCTGCATCATCCGCATTTATAGGTCTATCTTGAACTAAAGTGAGTTTTCCTCCTGACCATATTGGATAACACCTCATCATTCCAGCTATCTGTTGTATTAAGTTATAAGCCTCTGCTGGTCTGTTTATAACACCGTTAAACGCAAATCTAGGTTCAGAACCATCAGCAGTTGTTATAAGTTGAGCACAATATTTACTCGCTTCATAAAAAGAATAAAGATCAATTTCTGATTCTTTTATATAATTACCAAATCCATATCTAGTATTTAAAAGTAGATTAAGCAATATAAATGCTGGATCTGTTGTCCAAAATAATTCAGTTGTAAGCACTCCATTAAACACATAATTATCTGGGTACACTATTCTTCCATTATTTTCTAAATCTATAGTGGGGGTAAGATTTAAATTAGTGGCAGGTATTCTTACTTTTATTCCTCTATAACGAAATGATCTTTTAGGGATACTTTGAAATTGGTACGCATCAAACTGCAAAAATGTGTATGCAGTCATAGGATAACTAAACTGACCACCTAATATTAATTCTTTACCACCGTTTCCATTATCTATTTCAATATTAGTATTTAATGTCTGCCCTAGGAAATCTGTGGTTGGTCTTTGAATTTCGGTAATAGAAGAAAAAAACATATCATCTTGTATCTGGTCATTGTCCTCATTTAAGGAGCTAGTACGTTTTACTGTTATCGCCAATGGGTAACGTCTGAAACTTTGTCTATCAAAACTTTCTGTTGCAAATACGTATTCTCTTCTATACATATCACCAGTTCTTCCAGAGAAAGCATCTTCTTTCATTAAAACGGGTGTAGGATCTGCAACCTCTCCTAAATATTGAAAAAATATTTGAAAGTTAACTGTTCTACCTAATAAATCACCTTTGTCATTACTTTCTTGTAGTTGATTTACATGAAGCGTTACTTTTACTCGTTCAGGAGCTAACGATTCTGTTGATTCTAAAGATGGTCTAGGTACTGTAATTTGTTTAGTAATTTCAGTTGATACCTTTTGATTAATAACAGTTATTCTTTCAGTCTGTAATGAACCATCTGTAGCTAAAACTTGTTGATGCAAAGAACCCCTTCTTACATCTAATGATCCATCTGAAGGATCATCAAACCCATTAAAATTTGATTTGTGGTACGTTCCATCAGATTTCTTTAAGCCTTTTCCTATATCTCTGATAGGAGTATCATCAAGAAATATATCTTCATGGGCTAGGGCAAGATACTGGTTTTGAAGATCCGAACTAAGTTGATATACTTCGTCAATCCCACTCTGGTCATAATTATTTGGCAGACTACCGTCTCTTCTACCTTTTGCAAACTGTTTTGATGGTGTAGCAAATCCTTCCGTAAAGCCTTCTGAAATTATTTCCATGACTTTACCTGTTTCAGTATTGTTTAAGGTATCAGGTGCTCTAGTTGGTCGTTTATTACCTCCACCGAAATTACCCGTAATATTTTTATTATTAGTCATTAAACTGAATCTCCTGTTACTAATCCATAATAATATCCATCACCTGTGTTAGTACCAGGTCTACCTTCTTCAAGCTCAGTTCCTATTGTTTCTTTTAAGTTTCCTGGAAAATACTTTGTTCTACCATTTCTAACAAAAGCACTGTAATTAAATTGGTTTTTATTCTGTACTTGATAAGAAGTTAGAAGTTCTCCCCCAGTATTTGTATAACCTGTCCCTTGATATGTGTTATCTCCTACAACAGCTTCAATTTTAATCTGTGTAGATGATGAACTATAAACTCTTACATATCTTCGTAAAGAGGTATCTGTATTAGTCCTGTCATATTCCTCTACAGGTAATTCGGTACTTGGGTCTATAGGAATTGCTGTCTGTGCACCTCTATGATCCTGAGCGACTTGAGAACCTGATGTACTTGGTGAACCGTCAGCAGTTTCTATTGCACCACTAATTACTACCGATCCAACAATATATTCTCCGTATACAATCGGAAGCGGTACTGTAGCAAGAGTAGTATTTACAGTATTAGAAAAGCTGGCAGATAATGGATCTTCTGCTTCTGGTGGAACTTGTGGTGTAAATAAGTCAGCGATACCTGAAAACACTAGATAACCTCCAATATAAGCCAAACTTTTTGTCATAAGACCAACTTTTGCGAGAGCACCCTGTTTAATACCTTCCATTAAAGTTAGATTTGCGCCAGTCGCTGGCATAAGAAAAGCCAAACCAATCAACGCTGCTCCTAATAGTATTTTCCCGAAACCTCTTCCACTTCCAGTTACCACAGGCACTATCTTTATCTCAGAAATACCTATTGGGTTATGTAACTCAGTCTTATCTATATCTAAATTATTAACACTTACCCGATAATATTGATTTGCCATCTCTTGCTCTAGAGTTGGAAAGTTAGATATTAAAAATCTAACTGCTTCAGCAGTATTGCTAACTTTTGCTTTAAAAGATGAACTTCCTGTAATTTCTTTTAAATGACCATATAGTTTGATCTCAGTTAACATACCGATACCTCTTATGAGTACATCTTATATAAAATTCACTATAAGGTTCAATACAACTTAGTCTTTCATTGCAATGATGAGCAATATTTCCATGTCCTACATAAACAGCAATATGACTAGGTTTGGGATGTAACAGTTTCATAACTAACATATCTCCTTCTTGAGGAGATTCATTATGCCTCAGTTCTCTAAATCCAGTTCTCCAAGCATACCTATCAAATAAAGGATTTTCTAAAAATTCTTCTGCTGTAAGAGGTCTTTTATAATCTTTTAAAGTTATATTTTTAACTTCTTTATACCAATCTCTAAAAAAAGTATAGCAATCTGTTATTCCCCAAATCCACGGTCTGCCATATAATTTTGGTTTATACCCATTTGGTCTGATTTCTGACCAAGTATTTTCCAAAGGGCTATAAATGTACCACGGTAGTTTTGATGCTTCACAACTTATTTTGTCTGCATCAGATGGTTCAGAAGATCCTTTTGGATGACTATGAAATATTGCTACGATCTGACCTTGCTCTTCACAAGCTGCATAATGCTCAGGACTTAAAATAAAATTATCTTCGTCTTTAGACATATTGGGACAGTAAAAAAATACTTCTTTTCCTTTTACATTGACAACTAAACCACAAGTTTCTTTTGGGCTTTCAACCTTGCTATCTCTCATAGCTATTTGTTGCCACTGCTTCATCCTCTAAAAGTTCCTGCTGATGGAAATTGATCTCTAGTTATAAGTCTGCGAGGAGCTTTAACTCCTGCTAAATCAAAGTTAGCAGCTAATTCAAACTGTACAACCTCTCTATTTTCTTGGCTTTTTCTATCAATAAAGTATATTTCCTGTGGAAATTCAGGATAAGTAGCATCAAACGCATTATAAGTAGGAACTGTAGTGTAATTAGATGTTGGTAAGAATTTTTCTAATGTTCGTTTTCTAATAACTCTTGCACCTGTAAGATCATTATTAATTAATCCGTTATTAAGGCTACCTGATGTAATGCTTCCTGATACAGAGTTTACAGCAGCTAAAATATTGGTAAACACACTTAAAACATTAGAAAAAGTAAGAGTAGGTCTAGGAAGTTGACCTCTACCAAATTTAAATCCTTCGGCTTTAACAGGTAAAGAAGAATAATTTACTACCGTATTACTTGGATCGCCCATTGTCCATTGAATAGAGCCAAAATTATTATTGCTCGTTCCATCATGAAAAAAATAACTCGTTTCATCTACTGAAGCTGTTCCATCAGCAAATCTTGTATAATGTATATTTTGTATAAGATCAAGTTGAAAAAGTTCAATAATTGCAGATGGATTAGGCTCCTGTAAATTTTTAACAATTTTTGAGTTAGGAGTATATGTCATACTTCAAATACCTCTCTAAATGTTGCCTGTATCGTAGCTCTATTTAAAAATGGGATTGATTTGTTCCATCCTTCGCAGACAAATTTAGATGAACTAGCTTCTCCAGGAGGTGTAAATATAAAACTTTTATTATCTAAAGCTCTAGCGTCAAGGAATGTTTCTATAGTATCTGATTGTGTTTCTGATACTTCAAAAGTTAAATTAAATACTTTTGGATTTTGATGACTAGCCAAGCCAAATAATATTCGCTGTTCAAACCCATCAGCGAAACGAACTGTTCTAGTAATCGGTGCGGATGTTTTCCGTTGTCCATATTTAGGTTTTATATTTACATCGTTGTCAAAATTAGGTACTGTCATTATGCAAGTAATCCTCCTGGTCTTTTTTGTTGTATTAATTCAGATTGTACCGCTACAGATATAAGACGACCAAGTTCTCTACCTTGTTCTTCATTTCCTTCAACAGAAGAACCAGAAGCATCTACGTTTACTACGATATTTGTTGAACCACTCATACTACCTAAATCATGGTTGGGAATAATATTTCCTGATTGATTAGGAACAAATAATTCTGGTCCACGTTCTCCAACTAAATAAGGCTGTCTCATACCTACAGGACCACCAT